CTTTAATAACTTCATCCCTTTTGCTATCGAATAGCAGATTATCCAATGCATTATCAATAAACCCGGTTTCCACCAAGACTGCCGGGGCCTTTGTTTCTCTTAACACATGAAAGTTGGCAGTCTTTACACCCCGATTTGTGAAACCAACTCCCACCAACGCAGTTTGTATTTTTTCAGCCAAACTTTTCGCCTGTATCCCCGCATTGAAATAAGTATATGTTTCTACCCCTTTTGCCTGCTCAGGCTTAAAAGCATTCCGATGAAAAGATATAAAATAATCACAGGCGCTTTTGTTTGCTAAATCACTTCTTTCTTTAAGGCTAACAGCCTTATCCCCTGTTCTGGTCTCAACCACAGCTACACCGTATTTTCTCAGTTCCGCTGCCACGGCTTTACCAAGAGCTAAGTTATCATCCGATTCTTTCCTTCCTTTATATACAGCCCCTGGATCTCGCCCGCCATGACCATAATCAAAGCATACCTTAGCCACTACTCCCATCCTCCTTTAACCCCAATAAGACTCCCTTTAATTTTTCCGGAATCGGAAGTCCCGCCAATGCTGCATTTTCTAGAATACTCAACCCCTCGTTAGAGAGGTAAAAGAAAATAACTGCTGTTCTTACTGCGCTACCTTTTTCAATAATGTAGAAATCAATAATATGGCCAATACCTACTAACATAAAAATGAGCACCTTCCTTGAGATGCCTTTGAAGCCAATATTGCTGGATAACTTCTTTTCAATTGCCGCTACCATTACTCCGGTAATATAGTCAATAACCACAAAAGCAACTAACGCATAAAGAAATCCATCAAATCCACCTAAAAACCAACCGATGTAACAACCCATGGCGGCAAAACCTAATTGTAGATTATAAACGATATTTTTCAAAATCCCTCCCCCTTTCGCATTAAAAATAGCACCCATTTGCTAGGTGCTTTGCTTATGATAAATACTTGCCATAATACGACCTTTTAAGTGTCTTTAACTACTTGAGCAAGTTCTGATAGTGGTAGCCGTATATATAATCGTAAATAATGTAGTATGGCATGGTAATTTGAGTAGCTTGGTATATTTTGATTCTGACAAAAATAGACTTGAACCTCGTCCCCTACTTTCACACTTATATCTTCACCATGTTCTTTCCCGTCTGTTCTATGATTGATTAGTGGGGTTATTGCACTCCCATTCTTGTATATTTTTGCGTACGCTATATCACCGGGGATTTCATCATATGAGTGTTCTATCTTAAATTTAGCCCGTACTATGCCACTATGAAAAACCTTAATGGATTTTCCTAACACAAGATTTGTCTCCCTAGTAGTTACCTTAGTGGAAGCATCGGCAATCAACAGATCGTCCCCGGCAGCAAAATTAATAATATGTGTTCCGGTCACCCCAAATATACTGACACCTTCTTTAATGTTCTCCGCCTTTAAATTCGCATCACCCTTTACATGCCCATTTCCACTGTGATATCCTCCCGCAATAGGTTGGTTTGCTCTTGAGGGAGTGATTATCACTGTTCCTCTATTCAGCATTGTGCCAATCAAATCCGTATCTATATCGTTACTGAACGTTTTGCCGGACAACACATCCCCAGGCGTAGCATTTCCGGCGGAATCGCTACCCTGTAAGATAAAATTTGTGCCATTATACCTCATTGAGTAGATGCTTCCCGCCTTGAGGTTTCCGGCACTGACATTATTGCCATTAGCTTTCCTGATACCTTTTGCACCTAGTCCATTTATGTTTATAGTGGAAGCACCCGTATTGGTTGCATGGATTTTTACGGCTACCGCCATACCCTCTCTATACGATGCCGGGGCAGGTTGAAGTGTTATTGTATAGGCATTAGCTGAACCCTTAGCTACTCCATAAGGTGTTTGCAATACATAGTCGGATCTGTGACCCTCAACTGTACTACCATCTGCAAATTTTACTACCTCAGCCCTTGTCGCAGGATTTTTCTTTTTATACTTCCCATCGCTTAACTTTTCTAAAATCTCAATATTAACCTCTTGTGTTACTTCAGCCATTTTATCCCCTTCCTCCTTAAATTTCCTTATGCCATTGATCTCCGACTGACAGTCCCGAAGGCTCTGTTGAACTAGTTATGACCCTGCTTCCTCCACTACCTGCTTCCCTCCATACTGCCCAGGTGCTAGCGCCGGATGCCCTTCTGCCCCACAAGGCACCGTCCACTGTAATATACAATTGTGTCGCCCTATAACCACCGGAAGGCTTAAAGGTGATACACATTCCCCATTCACCAATTATGGGAAATCTATTAGATCCGTTGTTCGTTATAGTTATACCGTCCTGGAAAGAATCAGGTGTATCGCTTTCTGAAACAGCATCAGAGAAGTAGACAAATTTTTCTCCTGTATTGTCATCCACATATTTTTTAGTAGCTATAATATCATCTGCGTCACTCGTTTGGGTTTGAAGCCTCATGCGGATTTTTCCATTCACATCAAGGGTCACTGCTGGGGTTTGTGATCCTGGCAATCCTATTCCCACCTTGTTACCATTAGGGTCAACCTTTAAGGTCGCATCATCCCATGCCTTTCCGATATACATATATCTAAATATTTCTTGACCACTGCCGTAGGCACCAATATTAAAATAGACATTATCCTCTGCGTTCATAAAACGCATTAGGTTCCTAGCCCATCCACCACCAGTATAGATATTTTTCATTGTCCAATTATCCGGTTTAAAAATAGAATGCATAATAGTTGAACCGGTTAGAGAAAGATCACCTATCATCGTATCCCCGGCTTTACTAACCGGCATATATCCAATTGCACTGATCACATTTGCTTGAGTTACCTCCGCATCGCTTCCATCCTTCCCAGGTGGTCCCGGATCACCCTGCAACCCCCTAGGACCAATATCACCTTTATCGCCTTTATCACCCCTTGGTCCCGGATCCCCCTTATCCCCCTTAGATCCCCGGTCACCTTTTTCACCTTTCAAATCCGCATAACTATAAGCTGTTTCACCCTCTAGTCGCACACCTAATCTTGTCCCATCCCACACAAACTCTAAAGATTTCCCTGCTATGCCTTGGGGACCTATATCACCCCTGTCACCTTTTCGCCCTTGAACACCTGGAGGACCTTTCAAATCAACATAGGTGTATGTCGTTTCATCTTCTCGCTTTACACCCAGTTTTGTACCATCCCAAATAAAATTAAGCCCTGCACCATCTTTTCCAGGTGCACCGGGCTCGCCTTGTTCTAACAACCCCTGTTCAATTAAGGGGTAATCCATCCCCTGTTTTATTCTTTCTACCAGGGTGGGAACATTATTACCAAATACCGCATTAATCCTATAGCCCCCAACTTCATAAATCTCAGTTACCTCTGTTATCCTGCTGTCCAGCACAACCTTCCATTTACTATTTATCGCTGTAACCAAATCACCCAAATTATAATCTTCTTCATAGACAAGGTTGGATTGGGTTAATATCTCATTATCAAAAGTCATTACCTCTTTGAGTTCCTCTAATTTTTGTAGACCTCTTTCACTTAAATCTCTGCTGTCCTCAATATCTCGCGCATCAATAAACACCTCATGTCTTTCTAACCCCCGGGCATCTTCCCCCACAACCTGTATTGCTCTATCTATCCCTTCACCCTGTCCACCCACATAACCGGTGTTTTTATAGGCCATTATACTTTCAATCAATTTCTGGCTACTAATATTGTCATAATCCACACTGAATATGGCGGGTGGTAGCATATTCTGAGACGCAGTTAGATCCCTACCCTCAAAGACATCGAATACAAATTTTTTATTCCTCAAGTCCAAAAACACATCCCAGCCCAACCCGCCGACCAAAGAGAGTTTTTCTAGTTCTTCTGCTAAATTCTTAAATCGAGTCTGATACTGGGTCTTGATACCTCTGCTTTTTATAGGAGCGATTTTCAGTCTATCTATTTTCCTTTTTGTATCGGCTGGGTTTGCACAGTTGGCCTCCACAAAATGTTTCATGATGTTTTCTACATAATCATTTTTATAATCTTGAGCACGCCCTGTTGGAGGCATCGTTATTCTTCTGCCCAGATAAGTCTTTAACTGCTGCCCCTTAACAATGAGCTGTTCATTGTGTTCTGTAGAAACTTCTCGATAAAGAATTACCCCAGCCTTTTTTTCACTGAGAAAGATGATATTTTCTTTTTGTAGCTTACTTGTATATTTCTTGGCATTTATGTGTATTTCAAAACTGCCTATGCCACCCCAACTTCTAGTAAAAATCAGTGCTTCATAGTCATCTATCTCACCTAAGAAATTAAAGTCCTTATCAATGATCCTGATGGGCTTATTTTTCATTTAACCACCCAACTCCCTAAGCCATAAATCGCCCGCCACTATATGGGTTGGCTCTGCCTCTCCTAGTAAGACCCTCGCCCCTGATTCCACTTGTTTATCAGCAAACCAATCTTGCCAGCCTAACTTGATTAAATCCCATTCATCCTGTATGGTCCCTTCCTTCTCGTCCCATTCTCTTTCAATGCTGTCTAACGCATCATTCCATATATCCCACATTTCCTGGGCCGGTATATCTATTAAGGAAGAAACAAGTCCGCAAGTGGCTAGAAATCTCTCGTCCGTTATGTCTTGAGCACTAAATGTTATTGAACCTTTCCTTATTCTTATTTGGGCTAAGGTCATTTCTTTTACAGTGCTACTCACTTCAATAGCCGGTGCTTGAGGTGTGCTGGAGAATGTGCCTTTTTTGACTGTTACTTTTATTTCCCTGGCTACCTCATCAAACCTTAAGACTATTCGATCTATCCGATCAAGCATGGTGTCGGGCGGATCTATCGCTTTGCTTATCTCTGAATCGTTTTTATACATATAACCCCGAATAAAGGCATACCCCGTATCAATTTTTACACTCAACCCCGGCCCTGGTGTTACTTTTAAACCGACCCTGCCATTTATAGTGTATAAACCATCGCTTAAAAAGCGGGAAAAATACTCCGCAAATTCTGCCGCTGTATATTCCCTTAGATCATCATCAGCACTATTAAAAAACCTGAAATGTTCTGCCATCCCTACACCCCCACATATCTATTCCGGTAGCTAATGGTTACTGCCACGGGCTCCACCGGATCATCGCTACTATACTCGACAATGTTATCACCAGGCTGTAGCTGCCAAAAATGGCTACCTAGGTCTATCCAGTTAAATACGTTTTCACTGTTAATCTCTACCCGCTTAGCCCCAAAATCGGTAGTGATTACTAACAAGTCGCCCAATGCCAACCCACGATTAACCTGGATGTATTGGTCCGTTGTTTTATTAGTTACCCGTGGATTAGTCGCCGGACCTTTAAACTCAATCCGCACCGGCACCCCCACGTCGCTTTGGTTGACAATGTTTACCGTCTTGGGCCCCTTGAGTGCAAAGGTTGTAGGTAGTATAAGGGGGAACGTCATGCCACCAATCCAAGCTACAATTTCCTTGCTTTCAGTAAAAGAATCCAACCAAAAGGGCTGGTGGCAAAGAAGGGTTATTAAATATTTCTGGTAATAGGCGCCTTTATTCCCCCGGCCACTGGGAAAGACAGGGGTGTTTTCCACAACGCCTTTAATTTCTTTGTCTTCATATTTAATCACCACTTCCCCCAGTTTAGGGTTCCTCCGGGCTGCCTCCGAAGGACTTAAAGGAGTAGGGCTATTGATGGTAATATGTTGAGTTATCCCCTGGACCCCGCCCACAAGCTTTTTAGTTTCCTGGTCGTTATATATCCTGCTGCCCCGGGGCAAAGCCACCAATTCCGGGCCCAACTCCCCAACCATAGTTAAACCACCGGGGAAAAAAGAGGTGCCGCTAAAATTAGAAGCAGCACCGCCACTAGTGATTGTGGAAATAACCCGAGTAATCCGCTCCTTAATGCTAAAAACCTTCTCCCTAACAGTGGTGTTATTCCATTCCCGAATGCGGTCAATAGCGCCGCTAATAGCATCTTTAATCCGACCTAGGGCGCTAGTCACTTTATCAGCCATGGCAGAGAACTTACCCCCGGTGATTCTATCCATATTAGTTAAGGCACTATCCCAAGTAGATTTATATGTTTCTGTATAAGCACCTATAAGACCCTTAATGCCTCCCCCATGCTCATCTATTTTATTTTGCATGGTTTGCCAGGTGTTAGCTGTCTTTGCCTTTAGATTCTCCCAGGTTTCAAAAGTTTTGGCCTTAACCTCATCCCAGGTAGTGCCCACATTGGTTTTAATTGTCAATACTGTTTCAGCGATGTTGGCTTTAATCTCACTCCATTTATCACCCATAATAACCCGAACATTTTCCCATTTTTCTAAGCTATCTGCCTTAATTTCTTCCCAGGTAGTAAAGATATTTTCTTTAATCTCCCGGGCCTTGGCAAAAATGTCGTCCCGCATAACTTGCCACTTGGTCTTTATCTCCCCAGTTTCCCAATCCACCTGATTGACATGCTCCTGGGCCTGGCCTTTAGCTTCTGTAACCACCCGCTGATGCATTGTTTCAGCTTGTCTAATGGCGTCATCCTTTTGCCGGGTGGCCTCTTTGATCAACTTATCAGCCTGTTCTTTGGAAATCGTCCCTGCCTCATCCCTTTGGCGGATGATTTCCTTGAGCACCTCATCATATTGTTCCTTGGCAGCTTGAATAGCTCCCTCTTTTTGCTTGATGCTATTTTGAACAACCTCTGCTGCTTGCCGGGCTGTTAATTCCGTGGCTTGGGCCCTCATCCGCTCTATAATCGCCTTGGCTTCCACTTCGCTTTCCGTTAACACCTGAACACCGCTTTCCACCATGTTCTTTTGAATAGCGTTAATTTCTTCTTGTTCTGCCTTAGTTAAAGCTCTCCTTTCCAAGCTAGCGGAATCCAGGATTTCTTTCATTCTTACCTCTCCATCAGCTACGGCTTTCTTTCTATCCTCATAGCCCAGCTGCATATTGTTTAATATTTGTTCCTGCTCAGCTTGGGATAAAGCGGTGCTAGTAACGAGAAATTCCTGCGTTTTCGCCAAGGATTCCTCATGATGTTTGTCAAGCCCAGCCTGTACTTGTGAAGCCATCTGTGAGAAATTACCGGAAATGTTATCTGCCATCTCCTTGGTAACTTTCTCACTACTCCAAGCCAATCTATTTAAGGTTAGAGTGGCTTGGTCATTTAATTCCAAAAATCCGCCTACCGCTTGTCTGGTTGATGTAGATATTTCATCACCGAATAAGTCCACAGCGGGAATACTTTCTTTACTAAGGTGTTTATATAAAGCCACCCCTGCTGCGGTGATTCCGGCAATAGCGACAACTGCAATTCCTATCGGGCCACTGAGTACCGTAAAAGCACTAGCTAGTGCCCCAACCACTGGTGTAGCAGCAGCGGCTCCGCTAGTAGCTACTGCAAGTGCCCCGGATACTGTAGATAGGAAACCTATTACGGAACCTATGCCGGCTATAAGTTTTCCCCCTATGAGTAATAGCGGGCCAATAGCCGCAGCAAGGGCAGCAACCGTTACAATCGTCCCTTGGGTAGCGGGTGTAAGATTTGCAAACCAATCTACCATTCTTTGAAGCATCTCCACCAGAGACCGTAAATGAGGGATGAGTATTTCATATGTTTGTATACCTACACCCTCCAAGGCCGATTTTAATAAAACAATTTCCCCCTGGAGGTTTTCCTGCATTACATCTGCCATCTCTTTAGCACTACCGGTATAATTACGGGTTGCGTCCGTAAGCTTGGCATAATCTTCTTCACTGGCATTAATGATAGAAAGCATACCTGCCATAGCCTCTTTCCCAAAGATGGTGGCAGCATATTGGGCCTGCTGTTCCTCTGTTAAGCCGGCAAATTTAGCTCTTAACTCATCCATTATTTCTTTAAAAGGTAGCATTTCCCCATTAGCATCCGTAATGGAAATACCCAGGCCCTTCATGGCGGTAGCCATTTTATCTGTGGGGTTAGCCAAGTTAGCAATAGCTGTTTTTAAGGAAGTTCCTGCCTGGGAGCCTTTGATTCCTGCATTGGCCATCAACCCCAGGGCTAGGGCTGCATCTTCCGCCGAGTATCCCAAAGCACCAAAGAGAGGGGCTACATATTTAAAAGATTCTCCCAGCAGGGCCACGTTGGTATTACTGCTAGATGATGCTTTTGCTAAAAGATCGGCAAACTGGGAGGCTTCTTTTGCTTCCATACCAAAGGCGGTTAAGGCGTCAGTGACAATATCGGAAACCAACCCCAAGTCCTCGCCACTGGCCGCAGCTAACATCATGACCCCTTCTAGGCCATCTAGCATTTGGCTAGTATCCCAACCGGCCATGGCCATATATTTCAACCCTTCACTAGCCCGAGTTGCAGAAAACTTAGTGGTTGCCCCCATTTCCTTTGCCTTTTCTTCTAATCTTCTAAAGTCATTCCCAGTGGCCCCACTAATAGCTGCGACTTCACTCATCCCAGTTTCAAAATCGGAACCTACTTTTACCGTAGCTGCACCCAGCCCCATTAGAGGTGCCGTAATTTTCATGGATAAGTTTTTACCAATGGTGGTCATTTTCTGGCCTACATCTTGCAAGGACTGACCTAGGGGCTCCAGGCTTTTACTGAGCTCATACCAGCCTGTGGATTGGACCTCAATCTCCCTATTAAGTTTCTTTAGATCCTGCTCCATATAATTTAGCTGGGTCTTAGCCCTATTCAATTTTATCTCTAAATCCTGGGTAGCCTTGGCATCAGCCCCCTTAGTTTCTAGAGACTTTTGATGCGCAGCTTTAAGGGCCTCTACCTTTTGTCTTTGCAGTTCCGTTTGTTTTGTTAAGCCGTCAGATCTTAATTTTAGACCATCTAATTCTTTTCCATGCTTGCCCATCTCGCTACTCGCCAGCCTAAACTCAGATTGTACCTTAGGCAATATGGGGTGGGATATCAGTTGCTTTTTCAATTAATACTCCATCTTTCAGCTCATTTCCTAAAATTTTAGCCCGCACAGCTAATGGCAAATCTGCTGTTTCTACTTCCACATCAATCTTACCTAAGGTGGACACTGATTCCCATAACTGGTCATCTGCATAAAGTTCCTGGGTGCCAACCTCGGGGTTAATAGTAGCATTAATCGCTCCCGCTATGACCTCAGGGGTCTCATAAATCAATTCTTCTTTAGTGTCCACAGTTAAAATAGCAAAGTGTAAATCCTTTAAGCCTACTTGTGCCATTTTACGACACCTCCTTTAAAAATCTCATAACCTTGTGGTATATTTCTAAATCCTCTTCATACAGATCATAGAAATTCTGTTTGCTAAAGCCTGCCGCCAACATATTTTCATAGACGCTTCCAACAAGCTCTGTATAATCTGCCCTGCTCCACACATCAACTTGCACATAATAGCCATTGACATACTCCACATCATCGGCATATCCCTTGGGCTTATCCAAATAGGTGAAAAAGGTAATGTAAGTGTCAGCAGTCCCAGTATAGGTTTGAAAGCGTACCGGTACCCCTATTTTTTGTAAAGCGGCCATCACCTTTTGGTTAATATTCATAAGCCCAACCCTTTTCTTAATTCCTCTGCTATTTTTTCCACCGCATTTTCTTTTGAGTTATGATAGGCCCGGGCCATAAAGGGATTAGCCTTCATTCTTACAGTACCAAATTCTACAAATTTACCGTACCACCCCTCTTTACCAGGACCCACCTCCACATGTTTTACCCCCTGGCCAGCTTCCCTTGCGTTTGAGGCGCAACTTACCTTCTGTTTTGCCATTTATACTCCCTCCGCATCTTCAAGGAGTGCTGAGTATTTTTCTTCCGAAATGTCTGAGAGCTTTTCCCCACCATGCTTTTGTAAAAGTGCCCTAACCTCGACTTGTTTACCGTCTTGCATTAGTGCCGCCAGCTTTGCTCTAACATCCTCTAGAGTGATTTCCTGTGGGGGATCTGTTGTTTCTTTGCGCTCGATTGACTTTTCTTTTGCCAGTTTTTCTATACTATTTGCCAACTTCCTAAGGTCCTTTGCAATATTTAAAACAGCATCATCCGTCATCTTCTTCCCCTCCTTTAAAGTTTTTTGGCTTCTTGGTAAAAGGCCATATAGTCTTTTGGTCTTACCTCCACCAGTTTCACTGCACCATATTTTTTTAATAACTCCTTAATTTCAGACACCTTGCCTTTTTGCATTTTCTCTGTGAGCACGATGCTAATGTCCTGAAGAGTGATTTCATCTAGATTTAACTCACCTTTTGCCAAGGCACGATATCCTGCCGCAAGTCTCTCTAATTCCTCTGCTAGTGCGAAATGCAGTTCACTCATAGCCCCACCTTCTTTCTTAACTACTCAGAGCAAAATCTTTGATAATGCTGTTCATCACCAATAGGTCGTTGCCGGAAAGGTTAGCACCTAATCGCTCCAACAGTTCTTGCTGTTCAGGCTTTAGATATTTCTTGTGCAAATAATAACCATCTGCTACCCTTACACCTCCGCCATAACGACCCCGGATGGTTTCTATTGGGTAAGAAAGCGATAGGATGTCAATGTCGTTTTTAATTGTCCTGACACTTACACCAAACTCTGTGGCCAGATTAGCCATAGTGTCTTGCCTTCTGCGGCATAAGGCTTCTATGATTTCCATCCGCCTTTCATTTGGTCCCATCGCTTTCTCCCCCCCCCTTCCCTTTGCTCTGTAACTAAAGAGTAAATGTTAAATATGCAGGTTTATTTCATGTTTAAGAAAAAGTATTTAAAACAAAAATAGCCAGACTGAAATGAATGCG